CCAGGTAATGCCTGGATGAATTCAGCACCAGAACGTTCGTAACGATAACGAGCCTGGAACGGATCTTTGTAGTTTGGAACGTAAAGAATCTGTGCAAGTCGATTGGTTTCGTAGAGATAAATCTCGTCCCAAACCTTCAAAGATTCCCTGGCATTGCTGGAGCGAATTGTACGATCCACATCACCAACGATGTTCTCAATACGAGTAGAAGGCGAAGTAGCAACTTCGGTTTTCTTCTCGGCAGTATCGCAACGACCAAGTTGAATAATAACTTTGTCGTAGAAGTATGAATCCGGGATGGTATTCATAGCTTCTTCCAGCCGACTGTAATCGCCCGCTGGTACGGTGACCGTGAAGTAGCCGAGGTGGTATCGGACTCTACTTTTATCGAAGTCGCTGAGATGCACAGCTTAGTTCCGTATGTTTTTCATTATAAGCTCATTGGATTTTGTAGAACTCCAAGGCCTCCCATTGCTTGCATCATTTGTTCCATCGTTGCGCGATGATCAGTGCGTTGCGGAGGATTAAGTAATTGTTGCATCATTGTTGTTTGCATTTGATCTTGCATATAACGTTTCAAAAAATCTTGTCGTGTTTCTGCAGTATTTGCATCAGTAGTAGCGCCTGGACTAACAACTTGACCAGTGGGAATTAAGACTTCAGTTTCTGTTTCAGGGCGATCAACGTTACCATGGCCAACGCGGAATACAACTTTACCACTAGGATCTAAAGCCTCAGAAAAATATCCATATCCTCCACCACTACCGCGACGAATCTTGCCGCCTGCAATGCCAGGTATGTAAATAGATGCGTCTTCTACAGCACCTTTATCAAACCTGCTTTTACCTTTAAAAGGTACATAGAAATCAAAAGAATCAAATCCAGGACTTTGACTATGAGCGTGCGCCGCTGCTGCTCTTTCTAGTAAATCAATTTTATCTGATAGATCTGCTGCTGTATTCCACCTCCTTCCAGCCACTGCGTTGTTTGAGAATTCTATTTCGCGCCCATGAGAACCGTATTGGTTTGCCAATGCATCCATTGCTTTGACTTTCTCAATAGCAGGGAGCGACTTTAACGCTTTCCAATCAATGTGATAGGGAGAACTGCCACCAATTTTATTACTAGGTCCTGTATATCCACTGCGATTAACAGAGTATGCCATGTTGTTTTATTTCTTATTTTACGTGCAAAAAACCCCCGGTTTCCCAGGGGCTAGATAGGAGATAAGTATCAAACTCTGATCAAGTCTGCTGCTAAAACCGCGTCCCAATCAACCCGTTTAATTTGCTTTAACTGTTCAAGATTGTTAAACCTTTCACCCGATAAGGACATCTGAAGATCTTTAATTTCTCGAGCTGTTTTCAATCCGATACCCTTAATATGATCAGCGATCATTTGTGGGGTAGCGCCATTGATGTTAAGGCGTGTGTCCGGGGGGAAAGTGCGTGGTTCTTCCTGCGATGCTTTATCTTTCACGCGAAGAGTTTTTACTTTCTTCGTGGCTTCTTCATCAGGTGTGAGTTCAGTTTTGTAAGCGGTATAAAGGCGACCGTCCTGGTCTTTGACCATGAACCAATCGCCGTTATCCCATTCGCTTACAATCTCAACTCGTGCACCTGTTTTTTTATGCTGATAAAGCATATCTGCAGTTGGCGTAGACATAAGACCAGTTGTTCACTGGTCTTAGTTTAACCTAATCAGCTAACAACACGACCGGTGAGGTACATGTCAATATCTTCGTAACCAGGGGCGACATCAGGTTGGATGTAGCACACTTCCACAACCAGGTAACCAGCGCGGCTAGCGGCACTGTCAGCAGCGGAAATATAGAAACCACCGGAAGTCGTGGTGCTATTAGCGGTTTCCTTAGCGAACACTTTGAAAGTGGTCGAGCTATTCAGCGAGTAGTAAGCGTTACCAGGAAGAGGACCAAGTACGCCGGAGCTCAGAATGAAAGGATTGGTGCCGTAACCAGCGGTGCCACCGGAGAAATAAATTTCACCAGCTTGAGTACCAGAAACGGTAGAGGTGAGGTTGGCTTGTGCCACACCTTCACCAACGCCCGAAGCAGCGGTGGGGTTGCCACCATTGCTACGACCGAAAGAAATCACGTTGCCAGTTGCGGCATACACACCAGAAGCAACAGTGCCATCCCAACCGGAAGCAACGGAAATCGCAGTGCGATACACGTAAGCGGGCAGGGTGGAGTCACCAGAGATCACCATACCGGTGATGTTGGGACGAGTGTCGTCTTGGCGGTAAGGTGAAGGAACGATCACATCAGCGGTAGTGGTCACGGCAAGAGAGCCGGTGCCACCAGAAATGCCAACGACTGGCACATAACCACGCTGCTGGAAGTAACGGTAACCAGGAGTAGCAAGCACCGAAGTAGGGCCTGCGTTGGAACCGGTATCAGTACCAGAGGCGTTAGGGTTGATATTGCGATACCAACCGTTGAGAGCATTATTCCAGTTACCTGGATAAATCTTTTTAGCCGTTAAATAAGTCATCTATCTATTCCAGATATGCTTGTTGTTATCAGATGTTGCCATCATCTTGAATGAAGCTGAACGCGGTGGTGATGAAATCAGTGTTAAGGATTTCAAAACCAGCGTACAGTTGCCAAATCAGAATGATGAAGCGGCTGAAGTCGTCGTTGTTGTTGATCAGCACCTGAGCATTCGGGCCGCCGATACCAACGCCAACAGCTTGAGGACCGAAGAAGTAACCTTGGGCAACTTCCTTGGAAGCATAAGTAGAGCCGCCATCGAAAGAAGCGGTAATATTCTTGCTTGGGAAGTTGGTCGATTCGAAGAATTTCACACCTTCGAACTGAACGCCAGTAGGCATCACAGGTTCGCCAGCCAGGAAGTAACCTTGACCAGCCTGGGGACCCATGTAGAAGCTGGCGTTGTTAGGCATCATGGGATTACCCATGTACATGCCTTGACCAGGGTTACCAGCGTAACGAGCGATCTCACGGAAGTCTGGGTCACGACGCAGGTGCATCATGAAGACGGGATCGCAAATGCAACGATACAGACCATCAGAGAAGGTCGGCACGTTACGCTTACGCAGGTCCTTAACGACGTTCAGAAGGTCGGTACGAACTTGGAACTGCTGCACATCAGCAGTGTACTCAGTGCCGGTGTAGCTAATGCGACCAGAAGAATCTTTGGTCTTACCACCAGCAAAGTAGTAACCGCCTTGCGAAGTAGAGGCGGCACCATTGGCTTCAGCTTTGGCGAGTTCATCAAGGAACACGCGGTCACGCCAACGGCGATAGTCGTCGAGCAGCGTCAGGCTACCGATCGACTGGTGGAACATGTTGAGGTTGCCAGAGTCCAGAAGAAGGCGCTGGGCCGTAATCAGGGTCTCACGAGCAATCTTGAAGGTCGAAGGTTGAGTTGGATCACCCGGGTCTGCAGGACCCGTGTATTCCTTCAGCACAACAAGCACCTTCTCTTTGGTGATGTTGCGGCTGTTGGCAGTACCGATGGTTTGATCGGACACACGCTCACGGCTGTCCTTAGTACCAGGGGTACCCCAGAACTTGTAGCGGTCTAACTGAACAGTTTGACCAGGCTGACGAGTGAAGTCATGAACGACCACAGGCTCGACTGCCATTTCTGCGATGTACGCAGGATGGGGACGGTAAAGTTCCGCACCCAAGATTTTTGGAAAGTCATTATCAATAAACACTTTGTTTCATCCTCCGTGTGATCGTCTAGGAAGTGTTTGTTATCGGGTAAAAGATTCAGACATTTCCATGTCTTATCTATTAGAAATTTTAGCAGTTAGTAACTTATTAGTTACGTATACTGCAAAGTAGGTGTGGCAGTACGTGCCATCAAGGTATTGCTGGATCCATAACGCTCTGGATCCTCACCTTGAACGACGTTCATAACACCACCACCAATCGTGCCACCAAGTGCACCTGCACCAAGAACACCAATCCCGGTACCAAGTGCAAACTCAGCTTTGGGACTAGTAGAACCAGTCTTAACAAGTCTGTTCATATAGCCTGGCCCAAGAGTTGCTCCTACTCCTGCACCTAAAGCACCGGCGCCTAACGCTTCCGCAATTAGACGACCGGGACTTTTTTCTTGTGCTTGACCGGTAACAACGTTTCCAAGAGTGGCAAGACCAGCGGCGGCGGCACCTGCACCAAGAGTCGACAATGCTGGGTTCATTGCTGCATTTGTTAATGCCGCCTTACCCCTTGCGAGTAATGGATCAAACTTACCGGCCAGTTTCATTGCCTCACTCCATTACAAACAATTTGTTTGCAACAACTTGAGGTTGGGCTTGATTCAGTAAACGCCAAGCGTTTGCGGGATCCATATCCATCTGTTGCTTAAAGCTACCCCAGAAGTTTTCAGGACGTTGGGGAGCAGTTGCAGAAGGAGGTGCTGGCATATACGCATTCATCGCATCAACAGGTGCGGTGCGATAACCAGGAGTCTCGAGTTCTGCCTCGTTTTCGTACACAGGGCACGGACCTTCAGGACCAAAGAACTGCAGGGTGTAATCGCTGAGAACATCGGGGTTCGTCAGGATTTCGTTATAAGCAAGGTTCTCTTGGTGCTCGTTAACTGCAAAACTGGCATAACCAGTTAACAGACCTTGTGCTTGTTGACCCCATGCAACAGCACTATCCAGCATGCCCTCAAGATTAAGAGCATATTGGTTAAGAATTGCTGGTGCTTCCCAGCCGTAGTTATTTACTACGAACCGGCTTTCGTTGCTTAGATTTAGGCTGTCCGCCACCAGTTGGCTCAGCGACTGGCCGTTGGTTTCCGCGGAGGCTGTCGAAGAAGTTTGGGAATAATTGGGCGAGTATGTCTGGTTGGCTTGCGAGGTCTGCGGAACCGATTGATACGTACCCTGGCCGTTGACCTGTCCGTAATTGGCCGGACTGTAAGTCGTCGGCACTGACGGTTGACCCTGGAACGGGGATTGAACTGGGCTGCTCAGAAGGCCCACCACCTTGTTGAACGCCGATTCCCATGGATTGCCCGTCGTCTCCGATGGGGATTGGGGGGCGTACTGAGACGGGTTTGATTGGTAATTGGGGGCCGCCTGTGGTACCGCTTGGGGGTAGCTCGTACCCACCTGATACTGGGCTGGTTGTCCCACTGGAGCTGCTTGGTAGCTCGGCACCACGTAGCTGCTTGGAGCCACCGCTGCCGGAACTTGGCTCGTCTGTGGGATCGATTGGACGGTAGCGTCCTGCATAACTCATCTCCTTTTGTAAAGCTTCTAAAGTTCGATACAGATATGGCGTTAAATCCAATCTTGGATCCGCAGCCATCGGAAGATCCGGTGCTTGCGGGTGAGGAGTCTGCATCATGCCCCCCACTAGTTTAGAAAATGCAGCGTATGCACCCTGCAATTCGTTCACCATCCTGAACGGAAAGCCAGATAGCATTTCCGCTCTTTCCTCATCTGTTTTAGATGGGAAAAGATATTTCAGTGCTTCAATGCTATCAACCCCTAACTCTTGAAGGTTTCTTACAACAATTGAGTTGTTAAGAATATCTTGCGTAGAGTCCTCGTAAACAGGGCCTAGCCAGCGCCACAAAACTGTTATGTCGCCATCTGGAATTAACCCCACCACACTAGGCGGAATCATTTGCGTTTCGATGCACGCCATCATAATTTGCTTGAGCTTTTGCTCATACATCTGCATGGCTTCTTTATACAGCGCTTGTTGTTCTTCAGGTGCACCAGGTTCCAAAGGAATTGGTTTCTCAAGCTGTGCTGCTTGTGCCAAGGTTGATTTGAAGAGTTGTTCTTCTTGATAAATGATTAATTCAAAGCAACGACAAATACCATGCTCATAAATAGCATTTGCTTTCTTCTTCGTTGTTGCGGCAACACGACCAAAGAGTGATTTGTATTCAGTAGCGGTAACACCTGCGGAAATAGAAAGCTCATCAACGCCGCCAAGGGCGGTACGAATCTCTTCTCGATATTGGCGACCAAAAGCATTCTGGTCTCCGGTGATTGCATCTGGAACAATGTAACCAACTCGATCGTTTGGTTCCAGGTTTGCAATGACGCGTGGCACTCTGATCTGTGCTTCCATGCCACGACTGACGGGATCAGCCTTGAACATGGACGCACTCATGGGGGATTGGCTAGCAAACCCTGAGTTAGCGGCAATCGAAGGACGCTGGATCGCCATGTCACCACCGGACTCCATAAGGTCGGTTTTGGGACGCGATGACAACAGCGTTGGGTTACCAAAGAACGTGATGTTCTTACGCATCGTACGCATCAATTCATCGTGCGTACAAATGGCATTGGCTAGTGCGTCAAAGTCACCATATCCTTCTGCAGAGAAGCCCTGAGGATTGTTGGTAATTTCAACACATGGAATGAAATTGAGGGTGTTTGGAAACTTCTTGGTATCACCCGTCAAGGTGTACGTGGGCATATCAAAGTTGAGTTCAGATTCAGAATGAGTCTCTTCGATTGAATCTGCTTTGATTGACAAACGAATGTATCTCTTTGCTCCAGGGCTATAAGCGTTGTTAACACCGGGAGTATTGGTAAGACTCTTCATCTGGATGTCACCAAAGCCATTCATGGCCTTGCGCACCTTATAGCTGTAGATGATTACAACTTCATCCAGTTCGCCATCAACGTTGTAATAGGAACGATATTCGTGTTTGCGGAAATAATACAGACGGTAATTGTTTTTAGTAGGACGGATGTAAAAAAGTCCTTGGCCATCACAAATGAAATACTCCCAAATGGAATCAAGTCTCGTATCAAGCTTGTTGTATTTGCAAACGCGATCAAGGAAGTCTTTACGTTGTGAGCCGAAGTTATCTTGGGATGGGAAGAATTCAACTCCTTGGCGAATACCAAAGAGTTTCATCTGTGCAATATGGGACGCGACAATGCCTGTGTCAACCACAACGCCACTATCTCGATCAAGATAAGCGTTGACAATTTCTTGAAGTCTGGCTTTAGCGTCCGCCATTATTTGCTTTGGTTATTGAGTAATACTAGCAGGTTTCAAGAAACCGTCATATTTGAAAACCCAGCAGGGAGTGTTCCCCGATAAAACGTTGCGTTGGCTGCATTAGCACCATTGGGAAGATTGCTCATCGCCGCACCATTCCCTGGAGCACTTGGGTCATAGCGTCCACCCATCTGCGCCATAGAGCCGTAAAGATTACTGGAACCAAACGGACTACCTGCCATCGGAAGCTGAGGGAATCCTGGGGCTCCTGGCATTGGCTGCGGCTGCCCTGGGCCATACACGTCATCAATGTTCTTGCGATTCTCACCGGGAAGAATGGGCTTGTCCTTATTCTTTGCACCCGGAATTTGAAAACGAGGATCAAAAGGACTTGCGGCCATTACTCCAAGGGGATTGCCAACTTGGGAACCGTAAAGACCACCCGGTTGCGGAAGATACCTTTCCACTCTAAATACTTTCTGCTATTGGGACTATTCTACTCTTCTATAACTTCGTAGCCAGCGGCATCATTAACTTTGGTAATGATAATGCCGGTGCCACGTACATCCCAATTAAGGACGTCGCCTTCTTGCCAGCCAAGCTCTTCGACTACTTCGTCGGGAAATGTAATGTACTGGTCTCCGTTCTCATCCTCTTGAACTTCAAGAATGTAACTCATTTTGATTCGAGCAATTTCTCCATTAGCTTATCAAGCTTATTGTTGATTTGATTGAAATTATCATGCATTTGCTGGATTTCTCTTAGGAAGTCTACCTTAAGCACGTAATCTAAAGGCATGCGTTTTAAGTCGTCTTCCAAAACGTCAATCCTTCGTTTCTGCGAGCCGATGTAATTAAAAGCTTGTTGGATCTGGTCGTTTTGTCTTCCAAGGATTTTACCTGCGACCCAACTGCCACCGGTAATAGCGGATACAACGGCCGTTAAACCAATAGCAATATATTCAGGCCCCACGACCAAATTCGCTTTTTTCTAATTCTAAGGTTTAGTAATCAAGTTTACTCTTTTAGTTCAACTTGTTTTGCATTACACATAGTGGTAAATTTTTCGGGGTTATGTGTTTTGATACGATGGCAATTTGCGCAAAGTATTTGGCATTTTTCAATCTCCTCCAGGATTTTAGAAAAACTGTGTGTCATCATACGCCCAACACCTGCATTTTTCTTATCTGGATCTAAATGGTCAAAATCTAATGCGCAGGCGTCTTTGTTGTATCCGCAGCAAGCACAGCCACGTTTTACTTTCTCTGCCTGTACTAATTCTAAGTTTTGTTTGCGACGGGCGCTAGAAGTTTTTAGCGTATAGATTTTTCTTTCTTCCCATTTTTCTGGTGTAGCCCAGTTGACACGATAAAACCCATCTTTGGTTAAAGGCTCTTTGCATCTGTGTTGAATAAAAACCTTACCCTCTGAGGAAACTTCTCCATATTCCCAAGGGCGGCCAGTGCTTGGATTTAAACGCTTCACTGTAAAAAATTTATTTTAACAAATCAGTAATCAACGTGCAGGCGACCTTTTCGCATTAGCCCATTGATGACCCAAACCAAGCTGTCAACGCAATCATCATGGCTACTAACACCAAAATTAGTCAGCTCTTCAAACATTGCAGTAAAGTTGCGATAACGATTAAAAATCAATTTGCGGTCCTCAAACAACCCCATGCATCCACGGAAGCGTGCTAGTTTATCAGCTCGGAATCCTTTGACAGGGTGCCAATTTAAGTTATAAAGCCCTTCATTAGTTAAGCATACACGTTTAAAGTCGGCCTCCAAAGAAGCCTGGTACTGAACCGCTTCTGAATAGATGTCGCATGTTGAATACGTTGGGTAGTAATTACCATTTTCATCTTGACCCACAATATTCCAATCATTGAGGAGTTCCTTAAGAGCATCTAGTTTTTCAAGATTACCCATCACACGCAATCGACGGTAATCAATAACATGAATTCGATCTCCAATCCGACCTGCAAGCGTCATGACAGTGTAGTCATTCTTCTCTTTGGTGCCCGCAGATAGGTCAACGCCTACAGCAAGACAATCAAATTCAGTTGCAATCTCCGCTTTAACAATCAGCTCTGGTGCCAAGGACAATTCGTTTTGTCTGACAACTTGATTCATGTACTGGAACGAGAAGGCAATTGGTGCTTGTCGTTTCTTTTCTTTTAAGTAATCAAGTGACCACATGTCTGGCCAATATGAAACTTCTTCTCCCGTTTTGGGATCAGTAAGAATTGCAGATAACACAATCTGAAGCCAGTTGTTTTGTGTGTTAAATGTTGTTGCATGAATGTCATCATGTCGGAAGCGAGTACCAAGGCAGATAGCCCTGGCTCCTTCAAACATAGTGGGTGCAATCACAGCATTCCAGTTGTCCTGCATCTGTTTACGAATGTCAGGGTTGGAAATGTCTGCGGCAGATTTAATGGCGTCATCAATGATCACAAGGTGCGAACGCTTGGAGGTCACTGAGCCTTTAAGACCTGCGGCACAGAGTGTAAATTGTTCTTCACCTGTGGTATCAATGCCAGCGAACTTGTGGTCAATTGACCAGTACTCATTACTGGTTACGTTCTTGAGAAGACGTACAGTTGGAAATACTTCTTGGTATCGTTTGCTTTCAATGATGCGTTTAATAGTTGCCGACTTAGAGCGTGCAATGTCAACCGTATAGGAGAGATAAAGAATTTGTAGTGGCTTCTTGGCTTGTGTATGAAGACCAATAGCCCATGCCGTGAACAAACCTAAGATTGTGGACTTAGCAGATCCACGTGGTGCCAGAAGATCAACATTTGGTCCTGCAATTTTTAAAAGACACGCACTATCTTCGCCTGTAACAAAATGACGATGCCATTCTTTATGATGCTGTGCAGGAGGTTTATCGGCTACGTAATCACAAAAGTATCCAAAGTCTTCTCTTGCTTTCTTTAGAGACTCAAGATTACGTGGTACACGAATTTGTTGCCTACGTGCAGCAGCTTGCGCGTTACGTCGATATGCAAGATGTTGATATGCAGGCACAATAAGTAATCAGCTAGTAACTGAATACTACTTCATTCGTTGGCGTTTTTGTTTTTCTTCTTCTGTGCTTGGTACTGGCGTGCCTTTTCCAGTGCTGCTTGGTGCTTGTCTTTGTCCGACATTGGGCTGTTGTCCTGGTTGCGGGCTTCCCGTTCCTTGAGGTGCGCCAGGATTTGTGGGAGCTGTCGGCGGTTGGTTTCCATACTGTTCATTACGTGTTTCTGCAACTGCACTCAATACTTTGGCGCCTTGCGCTGCAGGACTTTTAGCTTCCCCACCAATGGGTGCTCCTTGTAATTCACGTCGCCCACCAAAACGATTGCGATTCTCTTGTAATTTTTGCACAGCGGCGCCAAGACTACCCGCAAGCATGGCGTCAGTTCCTGGTGCTTGACCAGGAGTTGCATTTGATTGTGGTGAGTTCATCATATGTGTATTTTAACTTAACTGTCTTCGTATTGCATTTTGGCCCAAATACTCATGGATGCTTCTTCCAAGGGGATTTCAATTGGGTCATCCTTGAAGATAATCTGCAATTCACGTAGAGCACGATCTGCACCAGCCATTAGCAATCCTTTGCGATCACGGCTAGATGTAAATAGTTCTATCTGTGCAATGGTGCCGCGCAATTCTTTCTGCATACCAGCGATACGTGCCACGCCAGCATCACGTTTAACGACACCGTTATCTACGTCTTCTCGTAGCTTGCGGATATCTTCTTGCATCTCCTCAATTTCATAGAGGAGTTTCTTGCGATGATCAGGCTTTTTGTAATGAGATTTAACCCATAGATCACACGCAGAAATACTACCGCCATAGCCAAGGAACCTGGCATACAGATAGCATTCAATTACCGAGAAAGTTTCCTCGGCAAAACTACAAAACGCATCTTGATCTGAGGATGTTAAGTTATCGACCCATTGGTCAAATAACTCAATATCGATAGCCTCGTTGCGCCTGGTTGTAGTCTCGGGCTTCTTCTGTGTCTTTGAATTGCTGGGCTTGCTCTGCAGAGGTGCGTTGTTCTGACGCACCTTTACCGATGGTTTCGCGTTCTTGGGTTCCAGCATCTTCTAATTTTTTCTTGGAGAAACTATAAGCCACTTCAGCGGCCTGTCGATATTTGTCAATATCAAACGGGTCGTCCTCAGTTGTTTTATTGACCTGGCCGGGAGGCAACGTTGTCATGGCTTATAGTTGCCTCAAGATCAGAAGTTAGACATCATGCTAGCGAGACCCTGTTGGAAGATGTCACGGCGACCTTCCACAGACTTCTGGCGCTGTTGACGACCTTTCGATGCCTCGAGACGCTCAAGGAGCTTCTCAAAGTTACTGAGGTCAAAATTAGTGGCGTTGTCAGTACCGGTATCGGTAAGAGCGTTGGTCATTCTTTATAACCCAATGTGTAGGTATCTAATTATTATAAACAGACTTAACCAAAGGCTAAGCCCAGCAGGCTATACATTCTTGAAGTGTTATCCATTCGAGAAATATCCTTATCTGCTTGAGCCCTAATACCCATAACTGCTTTATCTGCTTCACCTTTTGCTTGAATTCCTTTAAGACCATAACTACCTTCAATCTCAGCCACATCTCTTAAACCGGCTGCAACAATTTTTTGTACTTCAATAGCCTTTTCTTTGTCGGCAGTACTGGCAAATTTACGCCAGCGCTCTTCACTGTCGTCCGAATAAAAAGAACGTTTTGTCTCTGCATCTTGTGCATAGTCACTTTGTCCTCTTTGGATCCTGGCAACTTCTGCTAAATACTTCCCTCGAACTGCTTCACTTTCTACTGAAGTTTCTTTTTGAAGCTCTCCAAGTGCGATATTACCGTAAGCTTGCCATTCAAATGGATCAGCTCCACGGGGTGCATTTACGTTGCCATCGTCATCGTAATCTAATGATACCTCTTCATTAGCGTCACCTGCATTGCTACTGGCCGCCGTGGATTGATTTAAAGTGTCTTTAAATTTAGTAAAATAATCTTTGGCCTTTGGTGTAAGCGTTCTTCCTTTATCTTTTATATCGTCCCTTAAGTCTGGCAGGGAAATAGTTGGGTTTGCAGCAACAATTTCTTTAAAGATTTTTGGTGTGATTTGCTTATTTGGCGCGTCATATCGCGTTCCTTCTATCATCACAGACGGAACTTTTGCTTTATCTTTTTCTTTTTCTTTGTATGTTTTTGAGGCAACTGCTGCATTCTTACCTTTGTCAGGAGTACTATCTTTCCTTGAAGTATTGTCAGTCCTGCTAGGAGTATTGTCTTTTTTTGGAGTATTGTTGGTTTGATTGGAAGGACTATCCTTCCTTGGAGTGTTGACACTCTTGTTGGGAGCGTTGTCTTTACCCTTATTTCCTTTTTGTGACATGATTAAAACTCCTTATGCTCTTACGTATTTGGATAGAATACTGTTTGAGATGTCGCCGTATCTACCTGTTAGTGTACCAGAGGCATCTCTTTCTGCTTTTCCAAAGATATTAGCAAGCCTCTGTTGATCTTCTGACATTACTTTACCACTGGCAATCATATTAGATTTCAGTAGGTCACCAAATGCTGCGGCACTCCTTACTTTTTGTGCTTTAGCTTGATCTACAAAACTGTCGTACTCAGCAGGTGTAAACCCAATGCCTTGTGTACCAAATAAACCTTTTGCGGTAGCTTGGTAGCTATCACCGTAATAATCAATAGGTTTTCTGTAGCTTTTGGCTAAGCGTTTGTCAATAAACTCAGGGTTGGTGTAGCGACCTGCAAGTCCTTCAAGATATGATTCAAACGATCCTCGATCACCATCTGCTAAATATTGTTTAGCTTTACTAATAGTTTTACGTTTTTCAAGAGGAGAAGCTTTTACTTGATCAAACGCATAGTCCTGAAGTTCTTTTTCCCTTGGAGTCAAACCGTATTCAAGAGCATCGCCACCGCCGCCAAAACCGCCTGTAAGACCACCAAATAAGGCGCCTGCTGCTGCACCCCAAGGACCACCGATCGACATGCCTGCCGAAGCACCTTGCATAACGCCACTACCAGCTCCCCCGATGTTAAACGCCATAATGACTATGCTCTCTTTCTCACTATTTTAAGGTGTTTATGTTTAAGTATTTAAGAAACCGCTAAGCCTGCCGGCTAATTTCGGTACATTCATCATTCGGGTTTCTTGTCGTAAGTTTGGATTATTTGCACGCATATTTGCAACAAGATCTGTAATTCTAGCTGTATCGGCAATGCCTATATTACGTTCAATTAAATCGGAACCAAAGTTGGCATCCCGCATGTCTGCCATGAAGTCAAGATAGTTTTTACCTGCTGTAGTTCCTTGTTGATTACCAAACGCTTGGATACCCATATTGGCCAAGTTACCAAGGCTTTGTACAGCGCCCCAAGATAATCCGCCCCCTGGAGTAGCTCCACCAAACGCAGCTTTTCCAGCAGCAGATCCATCTACGCTAGGAAACGAACCGAAAGAACCTGCGGGAAGATCAGCAGTATAGACAGAAGGATCAAATTTAACACTCCCTGGATCAGGGAATTTATACATTGGGTTATTAAGATCAACTCCGGAATAATTACCAAATGAACCGGCGGGTAAATTAAAAGCACCAGGGAACATTGTATTTTCCTCAGACGTTAAATTTAAGTATACTGCCGCCGGAATCTTGGAACCGTTTGGTTCTATTGGCTCGCATTTCTGCAATTACAGGATTGATGAAGTCAAACTTACGTGCCATCGCTTCAGCATAAAGATAAGGCAACTTTTCCTGTAGGGCAAAGATACGACCTTTTGCGCCACGCTCAGATGCTTTGTCCGCTAGTTGATTCATTGGATCAACATAAGCTTGTGCTTGCATACCAACAATGCGAGGATCCTGGGAAAGCGATATATGCATTTGTTGGTCTTTAATCAGATTCGTTGCCACAGACATTGGATCTTTTGGATCAATTGGAGCATTGGTTCTATACAGATCTTGATACTCTTTGACAATGTCTGAATACCTACCAGCGAGATTTGGATTCCCGCTGCCTTCTCCTGAAGTAGTGCGCCAATCGCCATAAGGTTGGCTCATGAACCCACCTTGGCCTCCTCCTCCTCCGAATAATCCACTAAGTGCGCCTAACATAATCAGTACCTATTAGAAAGTAATGTTGGGAGCTTGAAGGACTGAACCAGAGTAAGGAGCAGCAGTCATAAATGCACGGAGATTCGCACCTGCTTGGGTTTGTGCCCCAAGGGCTAATTTACCCGTTGTTGCCATGCTACCAAGCATTGCAAAGTTTTGACCCATGGTATTCATGATTTGCTGCTCACGAACAGCTTGATTGTCACGTTGTCGTTCAATCAGCGGCGCCATTGCTTGTAAATTTTCTCGGTCTTTATCAACCATGTAGCCATAAATGTCTTTGACTCCTGCACGTTCTGCATTCATCATTTGGATTTGGCCTTCGTTACCAATCTTACGCAGTTGCTCTAAGCGACCTAACTGTGTAGAGAAAGCACTAGGATCTCCTTCACCGGTTTTCCGTTGACGATCCTTTTGGATGGCTGCAGTTGTTAACTGTTGTGTTCCTAAGCCAAGGAGTGGTGCAACCATTTGCAGAACTGCACCCTTACCACCGCCAACAGAACGACCCGCCGCACGTGTTAATGCAGTAACACCTAAACCTGCAGCGGCACCACCGCCGACAGCATATGGGTTATTGCCTTCGGTGTAATCCTGGAAAGCGGCAACAGCAGGTGCTAAGTAACCAAGTCGTCCAATATTTCGTTTGATCGGATCACCTTCTTTTAAAGCACCGCCAAGTAAATCGCTGGTGCTTGCTAAAAGACCACCGCGTTGATTAGGGTTTGGTGTGTCATCAGCCGGTGGAGTACCGCCGCCAGTAGTAGGAGGTGGAGTGCCACCACCGCCACTGCTAGGTGGTGTAGCTGATGGCGAAGGAGTTACGTTTGTAGCCGTATTAACTACTTGGCTAGGAGTTGAAGAAGGATTGATTACGATAGGATTCCCATTTTTATCTAGGATTACACTTACTTGCTCTGCTGCACCAGTATCTGGAGTCAATGCGGCAGCAGCAGGAGTAGCAGCCGCCGCGGCAGTAGCGACAGAAGGTGTTGAAAGACCACGAACAACTGCATCATAAGCTGCTCTTACACTTTGTGCTGGTCTTTCAATATATTTAGCAAGAAAATCTTGGTCATTTACCCTACCGCCCCTGCGTGCACCTTGGCCACGGCGAGTACCGTACTCCTCATCGGTGACATTTCCCGTTACGACTGCCATGTTTACTGCTATCTGTTATTTGCTAATTCTATCATTGCATTTCTTCTGAATATTCAGCAACTGTTGGTAGTTTAGGGCGATTAGCTTGTGCAATAGTTGCGTTAATTGTTGCACCTACCGCAGCACCAGCGAGAGCACCTGCTGCTCCACCAATTAAACCACGGCGCGTTAAACCAGTGCGTACTGTTTCTGTAGTATGTTGACGATAGCCTCTGCCAGGTACTGTCTTAGTTGGTGTGCTACGTATTCCTGCAGTTAAACCAGCTAGTCCACCAAGTGCAGTTGTAGCTGTTGCAATGTTAACTGGATAGCCAAGCATACGAGCTTCTGGAATTCCTTCTAGGTTTTCAGGAGTTGCTTTTATAAGTCCCAAGAAACCACGATCTTGGTAATAATTTTGCATGAAATTGGCATAACGCTCTGGCGTTAAACTCGGAATCTCTGCTTTTGCAGTTTCATATTTTAATGGTGCTCCTTGACGACCAAGGAAGAAGCGATCGAATAATTCTTGTACTGGTTGTTCTGTTTGTCTGCGATCATCTGTACCCTCAGGAGAATATGTTTGCGCGTATCCAGTGGCACGGAAAGCTTCTCCTGGATTCAAAACATTGAATGCACCACTCATGATCGTAGTTGGGATTGCCACACTTGCAGCCATTAACCCTGTTCGTGTTTTGCCTAAATCTTTGTACGCATCCTTGCCAGCGACGGCTTTCATTGTGTTTTCAATACCAGTATCCAATATTGCCAATGGGTGGTTGTAACGCCAATACACACCCCTTGTGCCGTCGTTGGTTAAGTCAGTCACTAAACGCGTACCAAAAGCACCAATAGCTTGGATTGGTGTTTCTTTTAAGCTAACTCCTTGTGCACGTAATGCGTCGTGGTATTTACCAGCGATATTTAAAACGCTTGGATAAACTTCATCTGCGATGCGTGTAGCACGTTCACTTTTCTTTGCACCTTCTTTTAATGCTTGCGAAGTATTAGATAGTAAACGTTGAAACCGATTTGGATTAGACACCGGCAATTGCTCCCATCATTTTTTGGATTTCACCAAAGTCGGTGTTCATTTCAGTTCGCATAAACTCATCGTTCATCGACTGCCTGCTAGGTAGTCCGGCAGTTTGGAACATTGTTCCAGGGGCAAGCTTATCCATGTAACTATCTAAGAATTGCTTCCTGTTAACTTGGTCACGTTGATTGTTTTGTTGAATAATAGTAAGGATCTGTTCGTCAGATAATTGCGCTAACTCTGGCTCAGTTAATTGATCTAAATTAACATTACTAAGATCTGTTTCTTGTAAAGATTGGCTTTGATGCTGTTGAGGTGTTTCTCGACCAGGGCCAAATAAAGATGGTCTTCCAAGGGCAGCACTAACTAAGTTGCCCGCTCCAAGGGAAGCAATAACATTGACAGGGGTTTCTAATCTACTTGGCTGATATTCATTTCTTATCTTGCCAGTCTTTACGTCTTTTATTTCCACATTTTTTCCTGGTCTTACCGCACGTAATCCCCCAATTGCTGCGGTAGAAACCAGAGTATCTCCAGCGCCATATAGTAAAGCTTTGGGTAACTCTTCACCCAGCATTACGCTAACAGCAGTACTAATGCCGCCACTCATTAAAGCAGGGCGAAGTAAGTTCATAAACCCTGCGAAAAGAGCTGGTTGTGCTGCGGCTGCAGCGGCGGCTACTACTGGTGCTGGCATCTGAATATTGTTTTTCTTTTATTATAAAGCGCTAGGCTTTAGAGCTTTTTTCATCTTCTTTTTTACCCTTGCCACCTTTATCTTCCGCAAGTAATTGCGCAACAGATTTGTTGTCCTCCACTTCATTCTCAGCTTTAGCTTTTTGCCGCTCCATGATACGTCCCGTGGGATCTGGGTTATAAAAAGATGGCATTGGATTTTCGCTAAGCTCTTTTACGGTCGGACTATAGGAATACATCTCTTTCCACATGGGATTGTAATCAGGCTGATCTTCTGGACGTTGTCTTGTCTTTGGGCGACCTGTTTCAAAGTCATAATCTTCATCACGCCTAAAGGGTCCGCCAATACCAGCAAACACTTCGTTGGGAACAACGCGACCTTTTTCGTCTTCTTTAAACTCAACATATCCCAAGCCAGGATTTAACTTTAACTTTCGTGCCGCAAGGCTTTTTCTAATATCTGTTTCATTAAAACGACCAGGGGAAAAAGGTGTTTGAAAACTATCAGCAGGTGTTGTAAACAACGTTGCATAATCTACTTTACTTTTTCGCTCAAAGACGTCTTTTGTAAAGTCAATGTAACGCTGCGGTTCATTCCCAGAAAAGTAATTGCTGCCGTGACCAGCAAGGCGTGCATCCCGTGCCATTAATCTTCCTCAGCTTTGCGGTACTTTTTCTTTTTCAATGATACTAAAGTCTTGCGTAAGTTTGCTTGCTTAACGGTGGACTTATCATAATCCTCTGGATTGGCAAGTACGTTCTCTTGTAACTGCGCAGTGGTAATACCTTTTTTAGCTGCTTTCTTGGTGAACGCACCTTTTTTAATCTCAGCCTTGTCGATCCAGTTCTTGTCTTTTTTGTCTTTAGTCATTTAGATACCTCCTGCAAGACGACGTTGTTGCCTGTTTGCAATGTCTTCTCTAATCCGTTGTAAACGATTTTCTGCATTTCTTTCACGCAAGGTTAAGTTTGCGACCGGATTTTGAAGTGCCAGGGTTTCAGTAGGTGCTGCAAACAACGTTGGTTGATACGTCTCTACATATTGTATAGGTGCTTCAAGTCCTCTAAGTTGTGGAGTAGCACGCATAGGACCTTGCATCTGAGGTGTAGGTGCACCTGCGGAAAGAGCCAGAGGTAATTGATACTCTTCGGCTACAACTAAATTAGGTTGAATGACTGCGGGAGAACTTGTTGCTTCTGTTTGTCCTCTTTGCATTTTAGCCATATAGTTTGCAAGTTGATTTGCATAAGCATCTGCTTCGGATACGCGTGTACGTGCAATAGGCGGAACAACATCAGAACGGAAGCTAAGCTGTGTTGGTTCCAGGGGACTTGCAATCGGTTCTTCGGTCGGAGCTACTGGACGATTAGAAACCTGATAAGTCTTAAATTGTCCTTCTGGAGTTCGTTCTTGAATAGTTCTTTCTAAAGGAGTTGACGGGCCTGTGGCACCAAAACGGCTACTGGTTGCCGATGGAGGTAATTGCTTACCGGCAAGTTGTGCCATACCACTCAAGCCAACTTTTACTTTGGCTTCTGCCAGCTCACGTGGATCGCTTGCGTAAATACCTTGAACTGCCCGACTCAAGTCAATAGACTGCAACCCTTGTGGAGTAATGGCTTGCGAATACTTATACGCTTCGGGTTCTACGTAAGAACTGGGAGAACTAAAGAATACGGCTTTGCCTTCAGGATTTTCGTCATCTACAACATACTTACGAACTTTATATACACCTACCGAGGAGTCAGTTGCGCTAGGTGGACGACTAGCTTGAGGCGTATACTCGCCTTGTTTGGTCATTGCAGAAGTGCCATACTCGGCAAGCTCTGGACCGTAGATGCCAATGGAAGCTTTGGTTTCCATTCCTGCGACGCCACCGCGGCCACGCACGTTTACATCAGCGCCCATACGCTTACCGGCAAGCTTCTGAACGAGGGTCTCACCAGTGTCTTGATTAACGTTAGGTAACGTAATGCGATCACCAGTTTCAGGATCAATACCAAGATCTGAGCCAATGTTGGGAACAGATTTTGCGCGGCCACCAGATAGAAGGCCTCCTGGAACAATCTCAAGCTGCTCTTGAGAAATGTATTGACCAACAGGACGCCCACGTTCAATATTAGAAAGCTCACCTTCTTCAACCACCATGTTGTCTGGTGCCGTAAGGATAGGACGAACAACAATACCTTCCTCTACGCCACCCATTAGTTTCTGAGGAACAGCAGCCCTTCGGATGTTACGTGCAGTTGCTTTCTCAGCGCCAAGGAGACGTCGCTCACTCATCTCGAAGTTACGCAACGTCTCGTTAACCCGTGCGTCAAGCTCGTCTTGTAGATCTAAAGCAACTTCACGACCTCGGCTTGCCGTAATGTATGCATCACGTTCTTGTGGGCTCGAGAAAGATCTGCGTCCTTCGTTCATATTTGCGACATCGGCTTGAAGTAAAGCATCTTGCGCCATCAAGTTGTCTAGCTCATTTGCTAAACCAATTTGATTACGTGTTTCTTCTAACCGAATATTACCTAGCCAATTTTTATAGCCTTTGACTTTGTCAACAAGATTTTGTGCGGTATCTTCCATGTATACACCTTCTTTCAAGGACGATACAGGGAATTGTTCTCCGGCAATTGTTACGGTTCCTTCGTTTAAGTTTTCAAAAAACTGCTCATTACCTGCCGCGCCAAGTTTAAGTGCGTTGCGACGCCTTGTAGCTTTAGGATCTTCGCGCCATGCTTCAGGACCAAATGCCTTGGCTAATTGGGTTTCTAAACGTCCGGAAGTACCGGCATCTTCCATCAGCTTTTCCCGTCGTTGCTGAAGGAACCGTGCTGCCGAACTCTGTCCTAGGTCTGCGCCAGGGGCTGCTTGTAATTCGATAGTACCGCCAGGAGCAAGGCCCGTACGTGCTGGACGCGCACCACCAAACTTAAAGCGTTCTCCAGTGCGCAGGTCGTAGCCAATACCTTCAGCCTGATCGATGGGAAGTCCATCAGGTAAAGCTTGAGCTACCTTATTGATTGCGACGTCACCTTCAACGCCAGACCATTCACTGGGATTAGATCCCAACATTGCTTTATAGTCCGCATCAGCTTGTGCTTCTAATTGCGCAATCTGTGTTTTATCAAGATCTTCGTTACGTGAGAGCTGTTGCCATACACGTCCTTCTTGTTGCGATGCACCAGATTCGACTGCGCTTGTTGCTTGGTTTTGTAAATCAGGGTTGCCGCCAAAAGCACGTTGGAATTGTTCAAGACGTGCTTCTTCTGCTTGCTCCAAAGTAAACCCTGCATTCGCCAGGGCTTGACGACCAATTTGCTCTTCTTGTAACGCTACTTGGCGAATAGATTCTTTTGGATGAGAAGAAAGTGGGTTTTTAAGATATAACTCTTTTCCACTATCGGTCAAAAGAATGAGTTCATTATCGTAAGGATTCCCCATTAAGCTATAACCTTTTCTGCCTAGTTCTTGATGGAACGCAAGGAACTGACCTTGTGGCTGAGAACGTGTAGTTGTTTGAACGGGAGCGGTAGGCTGTGCTTCTAAGGTATTGAGATCAACGGTTGCACTTGGGATGGCTGGTTGCTTTTGCTGTAAAGAAGAAAGCGGTACCATGCGTCCTTGACGACGCACCATTCGTTCCCGTGGGGCGGAAGCAACGACTTCTGGTAGGTCCGTTACAATGTTGCCTGCTAATTCTGCCGCTTTACTCGCAAAATATGCGCCACCGCCACCCCTGCGGTAAATCTCACCTGTATTGGGATCAGTAACAAGCATTTCTTCGGTCGTACCACCTTGGGGTTTATATACCCTTGGTAATTCCGACGCAGGCTTGGCAGCTACATTGGCGTACACCTGGGAACGCAGTTCAGAAGTAGGTGTAGTTGGCGGCACACTCGGTGGAACATTGGAGTATTGCTCCGGTGCATGTGGAGCAACTCGAGGTTGTACAGAAGAAAGTGGTACCATACGTCCGTGACGACGCACCATTCGTTCTTGTGGTGCAGAAGAAATGACTTCCGGTAAATTTGTTACAACATCGTTTGTTATAGGCGATTGAGTTACACCACGATCACCTGTAACACGAGCAGAACGTGACGGTGGAATGTCAACGAGTCCAAAATCACCGGTACGTCGTGCGCCAAGGTCAGTCATTTGTACACCACGGGGGCGTTCACTACGGGCAGCACGTGTCAATGCCTCTGCCGCCGCATTCTTTCCCTTGGTGTTACGTAATGCGTAGTAGCCACCAGCACCAGCGAGGGCACCTAAGCCAAGAAGCCCCGCCATTCCTAAGATATTTGGACCTTCGTTACGTGATTCTTCGTAATATTCCGCCATGTGCGTTCTATCGCTTGATATTTTTATGATATCTGTATTTTAAGGTGCAAAATTCAAGAAATGACAACGTACGTTAGACTATATACAGCGAAAGTACCAAGAAATCTATGGATCCTGCGGATAGGGCGCAACGTGCACTTGCATTAAGGGCAATTGCGGACAAAACAAAAGAATTAGAGGATGCAGGTGCTGATCCAATTACTGTTAAAACGTTTTCGTCTGGTGCGCAGCGGGAATTAGCACGTCAGAAACCAGATGTAGACAAATATAAAAGTGCGTTTGTCGCGGCAGGTAACTTTAAACGTCAAAATAGCGGTCCAGAATTTTAAATTAGAATTTTAATTTTTTAATTATTTAGAAAATGTGTAAATTTAATTAACGCCGGGGTAGCTTCCCCGGCTTTTTTGTCTAAAAACTTGGGCAAACTCCTTGCAGCGTCTACACTTTTTGTTGATAGTGTACGATTTTTCGTGAAAATGGCCCCTATATACCCAAAATAGGGAAAATATTTTTCTGACGGTTCTTGCAACACCTGTGGGAATGCGAATGTGCATAGAAAAAAAAGAACGGTGGGAGGGTAGAGAAGTAATTGGAGCGGAGCGGGGGCATGCACGAGTTTTCCACAGGTTTTTCCACAGGCTGCAACACTTTCAGACAGCGTACGAATCCCTGAGATCCCTTCGCGCGCAACGGGTTTCGGCTATGCGTCACTGCGGGAGATACAGAACAGTTCATCGAGAAGCTCGAGGTAATTGTCACTGTTTCAACACAAGCAAGACAGAAGAGTGAGCAATAGATCCAAGGGTCATTCGTCAAGCTGGACGTTAAACGCAGCCGTTACTTCTGCGCACGTCAGTCGCAGATCAAGAGGATCAATCATGATCATCTACTTCACCCTGACCACAGACGAAGCCGTCTATAAGTTCCAGGTGAACAAGGAGGAGAATCTCGTGAGAGTCACGAAGATGATCCTCAAGGCGCAATGCCCAGGAGAGTGGCATCGCTCCACACTCCTCAGCTTAGACGCAGGGCGCAAGCTCGTGCGTCAACTACAGACCAGGTGAGTCATAGCTCCCAAGCCAGGTGCAATGCCTGGCTCTGGTCATTGCCACAATCCAGTGGCATCTACTACCTAACACCATGGGTTTCCGTACATCCCTCGGACGTGCATTCTCTGCTGCCGCACAGGCAGCTTCCCAAGAGTGGCACGAATCAAACGACCGTCGTATTACTGGCGACGTCATCCGTTACAACGACCGCATCACAGGCGACGTCATCCGTTACAACCAACGCAACAACTCCCGCGTTACCTATAGCGGGCGCTGATCCGTAAGCGGACAGGGAGGTGCAAGTCCTCCCATCAGCATTGCCACAATCCAGTGGCATTTACTTCACACCAACCATGACCGAACACATCGCATCCATTGTCATTGCCGCAGCCACAATCATGGGCATTGGTACTCAGGTCACCATCCATCAGTTGGATAAGGCGACCGCAAAGCAATGCATCAACCATGAGTGGCCAGTAGAGGCACATGACATCCACCTTGCGTGGTGCGCAGCTAACAACTATCCAACCAACTGATCCGTCTAAGCGGGTGACCAGGTGCAAACCCTGGTCCAGTTATTGCCCCCTGTGGAGATGGGCACCACACACATGGAGAGATCCATGCAACTGAACAACCTGTTCTTTGTCCGTCGTACTAACGACGGCAAAGTTACTTTGGTTACGGATCATTTCTTCGGAGGTGATCCGAATTACTTCTGCGAGGCAGCAACGCCTCAGCAGATTTCTGCTGCTTGTAAAGCAGACAGGAACCTTCAGATCCGTCGAGGCTGAAGTTATTAGCTGAGCCTACGTAAGTAGAGCGTGATGCTGGGGGATCAAATCCCCTGCTCAGTTATTGCCACAATCCCGTGGCATCTACTCAACTCAACACCATGTACTACATCGTGATTGACGGCGTGCAGCACGGCTTCTCCTTCCAGTGGGAAGAAGCACTTATCGAAGCTGCACAAATGGACTTCCAACTTAACTCACCCGAGTTAAACGACGGCATCCAAGGCACGCATGACGTGCAGATCATGTCCTTCCAGGAGATGATGGAGGCCGACGACGTTGTGATGGTCTTCTGACCAGCCGTGAGCCGGGGCATCGAATGCCCCACACAACTATTGCCACAATCCCGTGGCATCTACTACACAACACCATGTTGATCTACAAGCCTGAGTTTGATAATCTCCATCGCGTCATCTGGAATGGAGGTGACAGCTCTATGCTTCACTTCCAGAAGATCAAAGATGGCGAGTGGGAAGACCTTGATTCCCTGACATTCATGTCAGGGATGCCGACAGGTACCAAGGAGCTTTACTACGAGATGAGAGAGTATTACAACTACTCAATGACCATGCTTCAAGACATCATGTATGCAGTAGCATTCTGATTCCTGCTCTAAGCCCTCCCACCAGTACATCAGTACTACGTCGGTGGGTTTACTGCAGGACTCAACATCCTGCTTGTCAACACCACAGTATTCTCATGTTCAGCTCAACCATCATTCGCTATGTCACCGACCTCAAGGTGCTCAAGTCCAGGGAAGACAATAGTGTTTTCCTGGCTGCAAGTATTGCAGTCAACGATCCATTCGGCGGTTCGTGCCGCTTGCGGTTTACGAATAGCAATGGATTGCTTGCGGCATTTAACAAGGGCAGCTTAGTCGCAGGCCATCAACTCATCCTCACGCAGTGGAGTGTACGCATCAGCACTATCAAGACGCACTACCAGAAGGATGGTCAACTTGTGGCACTCAAGTACCCTGAGATCAAACTCACAGGAGTACGTGCCACTATCGGTGCAGCACCAAGGCCTAAGGCTGTTGATGCATCGTCTCAACCTGAGGAAGAAGACTACCTGGACTTCTGACACACCATCTAAATCCAACTAACAACTTATGTCCAACTCATTCAAAGACTCCTGTGTTGCTCTTGTCATTGGCATTGGTAGTGGCTTACTCCTATCTACTGGAGTACAGAAGCTACTCAACCAACACTACGAAGAACACTGCAACGCAAGACCAAACCACAACCTTGTACGTACACAAGGATTCCTAGGGGACACGTACTACTGCATCCACAGTAAGTACCTGTAATCTGCACATAACTCTCCCGGTAGTACACATGTATTGCCGGTGAGTTTTCTGCAGGTCACACCTGCAACACACCACACGACACCAACTGGAGACCATGACTCCTAAAGCTGTTGAACAACTGCTGACCCAAGACGCACGTTTATTGGCTCGCAGAGACTCCCCTGTCATTGATGCAGAGATTGAAGAACAGCGTCAAGCTGCTCTCGATCTCTTCTTCCAATGGCAAGATGGGTTAGCCCAGTTCCAAGACCTAGTCCCATTCTGCGTGGTACTCCAACGCAAAGTAGATCTCAACAGGGATCTGCTTCGTTGGGAACGCAGGCATGAGGATTGACTCCTGATTGGAGGGGCTTCGGCCCTTCCCACCAGGACTCAACATCCTGGATTCCATTCCATTGCATTTAACATGGCACTACTAGTTGGCAAAGAAGAGCTTGACTCTGCACTTGCAGTGTTCAAGATCAATCACTATCACCTGGAGTTCGATGACAACGTCGTCTATCTCCATTGGGTAGCAACAACGTCTCAGGCTCGTGAATACATTGACGCATTCCTTGAGTGTCTCGATGTACTAATTGACGAGCGATGGGTAGATACCTACGGTTCGCACGAACAAGGTAACCCTGTTCAGCTACCAGATGAAGACTACATCTGCTGTCGCTATATCCTGGAGACCGTTTGACATGAAGACGATCTATCGCATGCATAACGGTTTCATCCAGATGGATTCTTATGGTGAGACTCATAAGTCCAACCATCTATTGAAAGCTGTGGTGGCTGCACTCATACTTGCGGCTAGCATTAGCACCATCGCAGCACTAGCCAGTAAGTACACGTCGCTTGGCCCACAGGGCATCAACGCCTCCAAGCTGTACGTCATGGGCTACTAGCTAGCCATAACCTGGGCCTTCCTCCATGAGGATATAAGTCCCAGTCACCCAACCAACTCATCAATCCCCATGCGCAATCGAGTATCTATCGTCAAGGAAGATCGGATCTGGCAACTCAGGTGCCAGGGGTACGACTACGATTCAATCGGCAGCATTGTCAACTGTAATCCTGGGTACATGACAATTGTATTACGTCGAGTGAGGCGTCGTCCTCCGATCGAGAAAGACCCAATCAAACGTGGTCGTCGCAGTAATTTCCTTAGTGATAACCAAGTAGAAGATATTCGTATGCGCAAAGCACAAGGTGAGACTGCACTATCTATTGCTAAGGACTATCACATTGGTGAGTCAGCGATCTGCAAGATTGCTAACAACGTAACGTATAAAGAACCTGCATACGACAGCGGCTATAGATATAACTTCACTAATCGTCTCACTCGTTAACAACACTAGGCATCCACACACAATGTGTGGTGTAAGTCCTAGTACAAACCTTAATCAACTCAACTCAAACCATGACAACACAACTAGCCGAGCACATCCAAGTACTTGAAGCTCGCATCAATTGTCTCATCGACAAGCTCCTTGCTAGTTACGCTAAGCACTATGGAGATGGCGGCATTACCTTTGACATTGTTAAAGGTACCAAGTACTACAAACTTATTCAACGTGACGTCAAGCGTTCAACCATTGACGGCAAGACTGGTGCATCAGTCCATGCATTTATTGACCGTCAATCTGGTTCTGTCTACAAACCAGCAAGCTGGGCGTCACCAGCTAAGCACGTACGTTACAACCTCATGGACGAGGTATCGTTTGCCACCTGCATCCAAAATGCTGATTGGGCGGGCTCATACCTCTATATGAAGTAACCAACACATGGGCATCCACAATTGAGAACTCTTCTCAATAACAGTGGTGTAAGTCCCATGCTCAACTATTCACCTACCTCAATTCAACATGGGCGCACTCATGGATCAAACGGAAGACAACAAGCGGTATCACCTCATCATCAACGTTGATGAGAAGTATGCCATCGTCAACGCACTAGCCTTCTATCATGCGCATCACACCCTGGGTGCATTGATGGATGAAGACGAGCGTGAACAATACATGCTCGCATTCCAAGAAGATGGTCCAACCTTTGTTGATTCCTTAGCAACAAAGGTGGCCAATACCTTCTGATCCCTGGGCAGCACCGACGTAAGTACGGTGTGTAAGTCCCAGGGTTTACTGTCCACCTACTCAATTCAAGCAATGCCTGAACTCGATCCCAACTACAACGCTGACTTGCTTGATGCCATGGCAGACATTGCCTATCAACAAGAGCAAGCCATGCGTGAAGAATACGAACTCAACCCACCTGAACTGGAGACCTACGATGACCAAGCCTAAGTACACACTGCGTCAAGCATGGGATGATGGTGACATCATCGTCATCCTGATCGCAATCATTTCAATCATCATCACGGAGTTTGCATCATGTCTTACATCTCAGAACTCAAGAAGTTCTACCCCAAGTCCTACAAAGCACGCTTCGCAATCAATGCATACAAAGTGCACAAGTACTTCGAGCACAAAGACCCAACGGTCGTCACGGTCCACGAAACCTATCTCAGGTACGGCGGACCCGAAGAAGGAGGTTGGTACTACACCCAAGGAGAACCTCTTGTTAGCCACTGCATCTTCTCCAAGAGGCAAGCGGTCCAGATCTACGTCAAGTACTTCGAAGAGTACGAGATCGAAGGCCAACCGTCTCTTGGAGATACAACAACTCGATCCAACATTGACATCAGCTTCTCCAACGAACTAGCTAAGGCTTACCCTGAATCACGTCCGTACTACTGCTGATCAATGCAAGCAACTGCAACACCTGCACTCAGTATCAACCAGCGTAATTTATATCAGTATTACTTGAATCACAAGAAGAAGTATGGGAACACACCATGCTTCGTACCTAAGCTTCCATCGCAAAGCTCAAGGCTTGAGCAATATCTCCAGGCCTTGGTGCGACTGGAAGAATACGGATTGATACATGTAGACAGAAGCAGTGCTAACTACACAGCATGGATCATGCTTGCACCCAAAGAACAATAAGCGATGTACTACACAGCTTTGTCATTTAAAACAGCGCCTAAACTTCCTGGTATTTATAAAATCATTTATAAAGACGAGGAAGAATACATTGGAGCTACTTCTAATCTACGCTTACGATTTACTTATTATCATCGCTTTTGTAATTCACCGCAATGGAGACTATCACTTTGCAAGCAAAACATCCTAAACCAAACCTTTTCTTTGAAAGAAGTATTTCAAATGACTATGTTTTTATTTGAGTATGAAGTTTTAGAAACGTTTGATATAGGAGTAGCTTCTTCAATCCTTGCAGAAGCAGAAAGATATTATTTCAAAACATATGCACCAAGTCTTAATCAAATGCTCCCTGGTTATCCGTCTAGTTTATAGTATTGGCATGTATTGGCAATTCTTTGTTGCCAGACAATATTAAGTATTAATACCTACCCATCCCTGGTATGTACCTCTAACTAGTGGGTATGTACCAGGGATATCCTTCATTCATATCTATATCTAGTACACACGTACCAAAGATATCTCCACTTGTACCAAGGAATAGTACACATGTACATGGGGAAGACGGGGGAAACCGTCAATACCATCTTATTCAACAGTGAATACAGTCTTATCTAACCCTCTATAGGGTTTCATACCTTTCTAGAAAGTTGTATGGATAAGCTGCTATTCATCCGTTAGACACCAGGTTTAATACACTTTTTTAACAACGTATGAAACCCTATATCTAAGATAATAAGACGGTATTTACCCTTCTATAACACGGTATTCATCCTTTTACCCATCATCACCCAGCCACTGACCTAACCTCAGGTCTAAATCTCTGCATCTGCTCTAGCATCCTTATCTCTGCCTGTTTGTTTTGCATTGGAATACTTTCATTCCGTATCACAGATGTCAAGAAATCCATCACCTTCTCAGGTGGTGGCATGGAACCCTGTGCTTTCATGTACTCTTGCTTCCATCCCTCAAGGAATGGACTACCACCAACTGCAAACCTGCCAGCAATTAACATAAGTACAAACTCAGATCTCATCTAAGTTTAAGCCTGGGCATCCACACATTTAGTGTGGTGTAAGTCCCAGGGTTACACCAACCTCACCTTCAACTCAACCATGGAACAAACAAAGAAGTATCCTGAACTCACCTGGACCAAGAACGAGTACCACCAATTGCGTCTTGCATTAGATGCACTTGAAGCAATTCGGAATCGTGAATCTAAACGACATCAGATGGATGAGCATCTCGATCCACATACCCGTGACGTACTCGATGAGGTGATCGGTATGTTAAGCGATGAGCTTGACTACGATCCAACACCTAGTGAACCAGGTGAACCACCCATGACTATGGATGAAATGCACACTGCTGCATGGAAAGAACACCTTGCCATGCATTCATAACATCAGGTAGTACATAAGTACTGGCCGTGTATCAGTATCCCTGATGCATGGCCTTTACCTTGACTGCCCTGGTAGACTGACCTAGTTAATCAACTCAATTCAAATGACATCCTCCAACACTCCTCGCATTCCCGACTCACTTGACATGCAACGACTGCAGGCTATGCAGCTTGTAGCGAAGATGAAGGAATCAGCCGAGAGACATGGCATTGGTTTCATTGGGGGCTTCATTGCTCCCAATGGAGAGAAATTTGTAATGACAAACATGGATGACGATGATGCCATGGCACTCATGCCGGAGGATCTCAAGTAACACTCATTTAATAAACAATTACCATTTTTCAAAAATGACTCAACAACATCCTGTGGTTCCACCAAAGTATATGCTTGATGCTTGGATACATCAGTATCAAAGGTACGGCAAAAGTTTTGGCGATCTTCTTGTTGAAGCTGTTCAATATGGAGCAGATACAGAACTGGAAGAATGCTGCAAACTATTCGAATCTAATTCAGTATGTGGCACTAAGTTTCAACGACGCTCATCTGTCCGTGATCTACGTGACAGACGGAGACCTAAGTCAAGGCAAGTTTCAATGACAGTGTCCATTACTGGCACTGAAGAAGATCTACAACAGCTCATCCGCAAACTCAAAGATGACCAGGAAATCTCCATTAAGTTTTGATCGCACCATTCATGGTGTGAACATCACTGAACATGGCATCAAATCAGTAAGTAAACAGATCAAGCTTGGTCCATTCCAACTGACTGTCAATGCCAGCCCCAATGGCGTCAAAGGATCAGTCAGTATCCCTGGCACAGGCTTGAGCATTCCAAACATTAAGTTAATCTAAAGATCTGGGCATCCTTACGGTGTAAGTCCCAGGTCTTGTCCACCAACTCAATTCAATTCAACCATGGCTACCACAAACACAAACCTCAGCTTGTTTGATCGCATCAATGTTGCACGCTGCGCAATGGAGCGTGCCCAAAATAATCATTTTGATCGCGATCGTTTTGTTAGCGAGTACACAACTGCAAAGATGTGGACTCGTTACAACTGCTACATCTCAACCACCGTTTCATTCGTGGAGCCTGACTGATGACAGTCCTTGCAATCGAAGATACTTACTTCACACAAACTCATGTCACAGTTACAGCAGTTGTTGACGACATGCGCCTGCTCTATCGGGCGACTCGCTTCGACCCTGAAGAGTGGGCTCCTGCACTGTGCACAACAACTATTGAGTTGGATCCAGAGGAACCGATTCCTCTTGACGAAGATGGCTTCTGCAGCTATCTTGATCAACTCGATCCTCTCTGGCAACTACTCGATCTGAGTGACGACGAATGATTGGCTTCTCACTTGAATTCAAGCGCTACTACTTTGTACTGCGTGGTCCCAAGGGTCGAGTGTACTTGGCAACTGGCTTTGCTAAACGCATGCCAGTCATGACACCGACAAGTACATACACACTTGACCAGTACATTGACACATGGGCTAGTGAGGAAACAGTTAAGATGAAGAACTTCTTGACACGTTAAGAAGCATACGTTAAAGGAATCCCAATCCTTTAACACATCGTCCTGGGCATGACGTTAAACTGCCTATACTCAACTCAACTCCAACTCCATCATGCATTTCGAACTGCCTTCCAATCTCCAACAAGAGCTGCTTGCCTACGATCCAAAGCTCAAAGCTTTGGCCAAGGAACAAGCACCTAAGTCCACAACCAAGAAAGCTAAGTATCCACTGGGTAAGATTCCTCATCTCATCCCAGAGGATGTTGTGCGTGGCAGCTATCAAGATGATGCAATTGAACAGATCAATACAGCAGTTGTAGCTAATCGTCATCGCCGATTTACCAAGGTGGTCGATGTTGCTACACCAGAAGCACGTGTTATAACCATTGCCATCTTGTATCACTTTGAACAATGCTGGTATGCAGCATGGCTACCTCCCAAGGGACAAGAAGATCAATATGTTTATGGCTATGCATACGCATTCAAGAACACTGCATCAGCAGCTAAGACATTACCTAAGCATATCTGGGATAGTAAAGATAATTGCACTGAGCACACCATTGGTCGTGGCTCGCAATTGTTTGTACGTACAATGCTAGTGACCAAACAAGATATTATCAATGGTAAAGACGATCGCAACTGGCGTGCCATGGGTGTTGGTGCGTATTACCAAAAGACACGTGAGATGAATAATACGCTTAACCAGTTTGAGCAAGCATTGATGGAGACTATTCCTACATGGAATGACAGCCGTTCAATGTTTGATCGCATGAAGTGCACTAACATCCTTGATGCAATTGAGTTTCCTACTGCACTTACAAGCGGTATTGCAGATAGAAACAACATTCAACTCAGTGTTGATTCCATTGTTGGTTTGGCTCACGCATGGTCAGCTAAACATAAAGTTGAATACACATCATCATCAACTTATCTAACGATCAATAGTATTGATCACATCATTACAACACCGGCTATCAAAGCACGCTTACAACAGATGCTTGATCGCAGCACTGTTGCATATCAAGATCCAGATAACGAGCAACGCAAGTCAATCAAGTATGGCTACAAAGAATTCGAGCAGACAACTAACGCTATCTACTTCATCAATCGGATCTGGCCTGATTGCCCACTTGATTACTATCGTACTTACTTTGAAGAACTACGTACAACTAATCTTAACCAACTGCGTACCAGTGATGCTTTGCTTGTCTGGCTACAACAGAACATGCCTGTTGCATCATTCTTTAATATGATGCGTAAATATGTTGAGCAATGTAATCAGGACAGGCGACTTGTTTCTACGTATTTAGACTTTGACTATGTTGTTCATTCATGGTACGAAATGAATGATACATTCTCAATGCTTGGACGTGTATTGCATGAAGGCAAGACTATCGAAGCACCTAAGCGTTGGCGCATGCCTGACTTCCATGACTACGTGCAAGCAGAAGCATGGAAGATAGCTAACAAGAAGGAATCACTGCACCAGGATTTATTCCCCACACCTGTCAAGGTCAGCATGGGTGACAGTGATTGGACATTCCTTCAACCCATTGACACTCATCAGCTAGCGCAATGGGGACAAGCTGTCCGTAACTGTGTTGGATCTGCGTCCCAGTATGCAGAGGACATCAAGAAACGTAAGCACTTCATTGTGCTCTGCATGATTGATGGCAAGCCAACCTTCACTATCCAACTGGATGTATCCATGGGTGTTATGAATGTCAAGCAGATTGCTGGAGTTGGCAACCAGCGATTGGACGAAGACCAGAAGGAGAAGTACTCCAATGCATTCAAGCTGGCCTTGCAATCTCGCAACGATGAGCTAAGCTCTAAGAGCTGAAGCCACAGCAGGGGCATCCTATCCTCGTAAATGGGATGCCTCTTTACCTATGGAACCCTTTACCAAACACACAGATCAACCTCATGAGCATAGAGACATAACTCCCACGGAAGAACAACTGCTTGCCATGGCATTAGCTAACTTAGGCGAGTACATCCATGACAATTCACCACAGTACATCCTGATTGAAGACGATCCTCGAAACGAGGAAGATTACGATAGTTGGACTTACGGAATGGAAGTCCTACCTCAAGACCACACTTGGCAGTCAGATTCAATTGACGTAAGCCCAAGCGAGGGAGCGTGATGTAATTAGTAAACATGACGCACTTAAAATGCGTTGGCCTTTGGCCGTGCAGGTGCAAGTCCTGTCGCTCCTACCAACTCAACACACTACACCAATGGACATCATTCGTTCGATCAAGTGCCTCATCCCTGAGTTCCATGCATTCAGTGCGGATGACAGAGGCTACCACGTTGGCGCTACCTGGACTAACGACCAGGGCTTGCGTGACTACCACAACGTCGAACTCAAGTACACACGCAACTCAGAACGCCTAGCTCTTCAGGGTAAGCAGCAGCCTGATGGCAGTTGGCTTTTCATTGAACCCAATGGACGTTGCCATGTCATGTCAGCAGAACGTGCTGCTCACTTCATGGCACAAGCACAGGCACAAGCTCAGATCCTAGAGCAAATGTTACAGAACATGAACACGGATGGAGGGGGTGGAGTGGTCGACACCACTGCCATAACCATGTAAACTTCCTTTGGAATATCAACCCAGCCCCTGCGCAAGCGGGGGCCTTTCTCTATGACACACGACACTATTGATTTTGACCTTGTCGACAAGACCATTGCATTGATACCAGAGCAAGCATGGACTCAGGTAAGACAAGCAATTGTTACAGCCTTGGTGGATAACATGCCTGGCCCTGCACTTGAGAAGTTGACAGGCACTTATGATGGCTTTGATCGTGCAGAAGAAATTCTGTATGATTACTATCAACTCCCTGATTTAAAACAAGATCTTATTGTTGATGCATTCAAGATTATGGGTGCAATCAATTGCCTTGAACTACTCAGCTCATTGAATCTCACTGAAGATGAATTGCAGACAATGCAACAGCAGTAACACACGCGTTACTTGCACTGACCATTTGGGACCTGATGTAACCAAGCGTTATTGTCGTTGTCTTGATTGTGGTTGCAAGTACCGTACTGTTGAACGGTATGAAGTTGCTAAACCGATTCCATTGAAAGTCTACAAACCTATTGGTACCAGGAATGGAAACTCCTTCTTAACTGACAATGATGTGTTAATGATTCGTCATCTACATCAGAAAGGATTGAGCAATGGTCAGATAGCAATACGCTATGACACTGCTCGCAGTACAATCTCACGTATTGTCAACTACAAAACTTACACCAACATCAAATGACACAGCAACATCCCATCACTCCGCCGCCGGAGTTGGTGAAGCAGTGGCAGAAACGGTTTGAACAAGGAGCAAACATTTATCAACTGTTCACTAGCATCTTTCAAGCGGGCGCCGACCAGGAGCTGGAGGCGTGCTGTGAGTGGCTTCGCACTGAATCCAAAACCGCGCTATGGCAAACAGAAGCCCTCCGCGTCGCCCGCCGCCCTAAGCCGCCGAGCTTGAAGGAGCAGGCGTTACAAGCACTTGCTGAAGCCGACGTTGGTCTAACAGAATTGGAGTGGCCTCAATATTCCGACACCATCCGCCGCGCCCTTGAACAACTTCCCGACAACAACTAATTATTACAATGACAACCAAGCGACAGTTTGATTACATGATTGGTGACCGTGTTGCTGAACGTCCCAAACCCCATGGGATCTACACAAACAACCAACAAACAAGAGAACGCATCTCTCAGTACAGGAGCCAGCGGTATGGTGAAGTTGTTGGCATCAACTACAAAAACAATTCACGTGGTGCTACCCAAAAGTTCTTGCTTGTTCGTTGGGATCATTTACCTAGCCCAACTGAACATGCCACTGCACGCATCTGTCCTGTGTCAGCGTTAGAACGTCTGACGAAAGAAGTCCTTGTCCCTGGTGAATGACATGGCACAAGAGCATCCGATCACCCCACCACCTGAGCTGGTGCAACAATGGTGGGATGGCACTCACGGTGCCTTATACGAGTTTGAGGCAGTTACTACCCAAGCCGCTCGCTGGGGCGCTGATGAGCAGCTAGAACAGGACGCAAGGTGGCTTGACACCTGTGCTTTGTTCAGCACACACTTAACAATCACACCATCTGGAGATGCATTGAGACAAGCAATGCGTCCCAAGCCGCCGAGCTTGAAGGAGCGGGCGCTTGCCGCCCTAAACGTGATTGAAGATAAAATGCTCGGACCAACAACTGAAGAAAAACTAATTCGTAAAGCACTGGAGGCACTGCCCAATGACTGAAAATCAAATTCAATTCCTTCGTGGTTGTTGCGCAACAATCCTTGCGTTTGCAGCTACTGGTTTAATTGCTGCAATCTTTCTGTCACCTGATGAACCTAAGAACAACTCTAAGTTTGAAGTCCTTGATCAGTACGAAGGTTGTTCAGTAATCCGTTACACTGATCCCACAACTCGTTGGCATTACTTCCTTAAGTGCTCATGAACGTACAACTTGTTTGGGCAACGCCCAATGCAGAGGAAATGATTGTCAAGATGGCACGGGTATCCGCGCCGAAGAATCAAGACAACATGGATACAGCTCCACGGTTGTTGAAGTATCTCATCAAGCACAAACATTGGTCGCCGTTTGAGATGGCCAATATGTGCGTTGAGATTGAAACGACACGTGCAATCTCACCACAGATTCTTCGTCATCGTTCCTTCTCGTTCCAGGAATTTAGTCAACGTTATGCGGACACAAGTGAGCTTGGCTCGGCTGTTATTCCGCATCTACGTAGACAAGATCAAAAGAATCGGCAGAACAGTATTGATGATCTATCTGCTGATGTTGTTGCTAATTACTATCGACGTATCAGTGAACTGTATGAAGATGCAGAACATTTGTATCGCGAGATGGTAAGCAATGGTATTGCAAAGGAATGTGCTCGTGCCATTCTGCCCTTATCAACACAGACACGTTTGTTCATGAACGGTACATTGCGTTCATGGATACACTACCTTGATCTTCGTTGCTCCAATGGAACCCAACTTGAGCACCAGCAAATCGCCAGAGAAATCAAACAAATCTTCTGTGAACAATTCCCCATCATCGGAGAAGCTGTGTTCTCAACAGATTCAACGTCTGATTGAAGAATACAGTGAGCCAGAAAAAGCTAGGCAATTCCTTATGAACGCTGGGATTATTGCTGAAGATGGCAAGTTAATGCCACCCTATCAACCCATCACAGATACACTGTGATGTAATCTCTTTAGTAAAACAACCATGATTTCTATTTCTGAAACCTGCAAAGCATTCAATAAAAGCATGGGCATCAAAGGAAGGTTTATCCTTTTTGTCCTTGGTTTTATTGGCCTTTTGTTTCCAGGTTGGGTAGCCTACGTTGTTATTGCCGGCCTTGCTAAATGCACAGAAGATCAAGACATGTACAAATTCTTAAAACAATTTGCAAGTTGAGCCATGTCTTTTCTTTTAGCTCGTGTCACAGATGAATCTGATCTTCCAGATGACTACTATAAATTTGTTTCACAGTTTACATACTTGCAAGGGAGTCATGCTTCTCAACTAGATACAGAATCATTAATGCTTTTGCTATGGCAAATGGACAAACGGATTAAACAGCTTGAAGCCCAGTAGTCAGACCCATTACCTATGAAAGGATTTAGTTCCACCAAAGAACGCACACGTTCATCTAGTTATTGGGTTGCTGTCTATGCCAAGGACAATGACGATGAACCCATTGACATTCACAAAAAGATCTTGACTTATAAACCAGGTCAAGATAAAGAATCATTGATGACAAACTATTGCAACTCCATCATGAAAATCAACAGAAACATATGGGAGATCTTGGTGCACCAGGGTCCATCAGAAGTTCCTGACTCAGGTGATCAGATTGTGATTCGACTATCAAGAGAACCATTCAAAGGTTGCAGTCAACTGCAATAGCCCGAACGGGAAGATGGACCTGAGCACGTCCTAAAACTACTCATTAGTTTTTATTATCATTCAACTCAACTCAACACCATGAAACTCCTCAAGTTCTCCACAGGTAACGGCAAGCTTAAGAACCGTCTGATCTTCAACATCCCAGCGGGCTATGCATGTCCACACGCTGGTGTGTGTAAGACCATGGCTGATCGAGCTACCGGCAAAATCATGGATCTACCTCAGTTCACTGGCACAGAAGCAGATGAGTATCGTTGCTTTGCTGCCATGGCAGAGACTAGGCCAACAGTACGTGAAGCTCGTTGGCACAACTGGGATCTGCTGCGTGAAGTTATGTATATGGGTGGTGATCAGGGCATGTTGATTCGTGACCTGATTGATCTTTCACTTATGGTTCAACCAGAGAAAGATCTTGTTCGTGTCCATGAAGCAGGTGACTTTTGGACTGAGCAGTACATGCGGGCTTGGTTCATGGTCGCAGCAAGTCGTCCTCATCAAAAGTTCTATGCGTTTACCAAGTCGCTTGGCATGTGGTTGAACCTCAAGGACATCATCCCATCTAACTTCTATCTTACTGCGTCGCAAGGTGGGACACTCGATTACCTGATCCCCAAGTACCCCGAGGTGTTTCAACGCATTGCTTATGTGGTCTACACAGAAGAGGAAGCGCAAGAGCGTGGGCTAGAGATCGATCACGACGATAGCCATTGCCTTGGTGACAAGCCGTTTGCACTCTTGGTGCATGGTTCGCAACGTGCTGGATCTGATGCCATGAAAGCCTTAACGCAACGGAAGAAAGAAGGTAAGTTCGTAGGTTACGGTAAGTCACAAAGGTAGTTATCACGATAAGACCTGGTACCATATGCCTGGTCTTATCCTGCTCAATGGCTTACATCATTAGTACGTTGGTGGATGGTGTGCCACACGCCATCCATGCCAATAGTTCCGACTCCAAGTTTGAACTGTTAGCTTTGGATTCTGCTAGTTCACTTAGTAGAATTTGCTCCCATCCTTATCGGGCTGATGCTTATCAAGTTCTAAGTTGGATCCTGGACAATGAACCCACACTCTCCTGTTATGAGCTCCAGGTTTCCGATGAAGCCCGGTTCTAAAAATGAATCTTGGTTAGTTTTTGATATTGAAACCGATGGCCTCTACGATAAAGTCACGAAAGTTTTTTGTATCGTTATTTACGATATCAACCGAGAAAAAACTTTTGCTTATGGGCCTGATCGCATTGATGATGCTCTTGCTCATCTGGCAACCGGTGATGTACTCATTGGTCACAATGTGATCTTCTACGACGTACCGGTTCTGCAAAAACTACATTCATTCAACTGCAAAGCACGCATCCTTGACACACTCATCTGCACACGACTCATCTGGCCCAAAGAAAAACTCTACGACCTTGACGTACAACTCTATCCGGAAGTTCCAAAGAACTACCGCGGGATGGCCGGTCTTAAAGCCTGGGGTTACCGCCTTTCCGATAACAAGATTGAGTTCAAAGATTTCTCGGAGTACTCAGAGGAAATGCTTGTCTATTGCAAGCAAGACGTCTCGGTTACTTCGAAGCTTTGGAAGCATATCGCCAACCAAGGTTATCCCGAGCAAGCTCTCAAACTTGAACACGACTTTGCTCTTGCCATTAATAAGCAAATTAGAGCAGGTGTTTCTTTTGATGTGGATGCAGCTATTGATCTTGTGGATAATCTCAGAGCAAGAGAAGCACAGCTTGAAGCGGAACTAAAGGAAATCTTTCCACCACTTGAACATCGCAATTGGTTTACTCCTAAGGTCAACAATAAAACTCGAGGCTATGTCAAAGGAGTACCCTTTGAAAAAATCCATTACGAAGAATTCAATCCTGGATCTCGTGATCAAATTGCTGATCGACTCAAGGCTAAGTACGGATGGCAACCAGAAAAGACAACTGAAAAAGGAAATCCAATCCTTAATGATGAAGTGTTAGAGGCATTGCCTTATCCAGAAGCCAAGCCTCTGGCAGAATACATGCTCATCAAAAAACGCCTTGGTCAAATTGCAGATGGCAACAACGCTTGGCTCAAGCTGGTTAATAATGACAGCAGTCGTATGCACGGTGACGTTGTTACTAACGGCTGCGTCACTGGTCGTTGTGCTCACCGATACCCAAATATGGGTCAGGTTCCAGCAGGCTATTCGCCATACGGCAAAGAATGTCGGTCGTTATTTCATGCACCACAAGGATGGGACATGATCGGTATTGATGCCAAAGCATTGGAGCTGCGGTGTCTTGCTGGTTACCTTGCCATCTATGACGGTGGTGAGTATGCACGTGTGGTTACTGATCCAACAATTGACATTCACGTTTATAACCAAGAGCGTTTTGGTGTCGCTACCAGGGACATCAGCAAACGTTTGCTGTATGCCGTATTGTATGGCGCTGGCCACCTCAAGGCTGGTAGCATCGTGGATCCGAATGAAAAAGATGAAGAAGTTCTGCGTAAACTAGGAAGAACTGCAATAAATTCATTCATGGCTGAGGTGCCAGCCTTGAAAGAACTTAAGGAACGTATTGAATCTCAGATTGCACACAACGATCATCTTGTTGGATTGGATCGCCGTATTCTTTATTGTCGCTCGGCATTCAAAGGATTGAATGTTTTATTACAATCAGCAGGCGCAATCCTTATGAAGCAAGTTGTTATTAACATTCATGACAACATTGAGTCTGCCCTCAGTCTGCCCCATGGGGCAGAGTGGGAACAAGTCTTGATGATTCATGACGAAGTGCAACTGGTTTGTAGTCCCAAATACACAGAGCAGATCAGAGTCCAAGCGTTGGCAGCCTTCCCACAAGCACAGCAATTCTTTGGATTCCTGTGTGACATTGAGGGAGATTCTCGTGTAGGATCCAACTGGAGCCAAACGCACTAAGCAACTCGTCCTAAGCATGACGCTAAACTACTTATCACCTACTGTTTGAACACATGAACTTTGTTACAGTTTGCGCTCAACTCAACGACACACCTCGCGAAGTTTATACTTCTGCCACGTCAAGCAACTATGTTGCAGAGGTAATGCTTCCTCCTGTAGGAAAAAATAAATCTGCAACATCTCTTGCCCTTCATGTTTACGGCAAGGCTGCTGAGAAATTCCGGACCCTTGATCGTGGTGCTCGTCTGTATGTACACGGTTCAAAGATCCGTTACGACATTGATGCCAAGGCATACTCACTGCACGGCGGTGTTATTGCAGTTGTTAATGATTCGTTTCCGATCTTTAACGATGTGATTCTTACTGGTCGTTGCATCAAAGACATTGATCAAGAAGATGCCCGTGCTTTCAAAACAACACCAGATGGTTTGATGATTGCCAATCAAACCATCTCAGTTAATACTGGTCGGAACCAAGGAGACTTGTTCAACTTCTATGCAATTAATAGCAAGGATGACAAGTTAAATAACGCTGAGTTGATGGTCAACTTCACACGGAAAGGAACTGGACTTACCATTCGTGGCCGTCTTGTTACCGATGCATGGACTGATAAAGAAACACAACAACGCCGGACACTGACCAAGATCCAACTTGTGCAGATGACCTTGGCACCCAAGGCTGGCACTGGAGATCAAAAACCCGTTGCGTCCCAGACAACGGTTGCTTCCTCCGATAACAGTGCTACACTGTGGGGCGGCAAGACTGCCGAAGATTGCTGGAGCCAAGGCCTGCCTGATCTCCCTGGTCAGTACGGTCCAGCTCCTGAGCCTACTCCTGAATTCATTCCGTTCTGATTCATGACTCTTCAACTTGATCTTGAAGGAAAAGATCTTCTTTCCTTGGAAGACGCCATTGCTTACGAGTTCTTTATGGACAACGTAAATGTTACAATAGAAAATGCTAAGGAAGAAGGTATAGATATTGGAGAAGCAATTGCAAAAGTTGCTAAAGCTTCTTATATGATCGCAAACATTTTTTGTATTGCGCGTTACCACAACATTGAACAAACCCATGACACCGACGCATGATCAGTTCACTCTCCTCTATGAGGATGAGAACACTAAACTTCTGTATGAATTCAAAGCTCTTGTTGCTGACGATGTAATCCATCACCTTGTGGATTTCCTCAAGGGTTGTGGTTACATGGAAAGCAGTATTGTTGAATCCATGCAGGAATATGCTGAGTCTTACTTTGATTCATTGCGTATTACGAATTCTCTCAGGAACAGAGAACTGCAGCTTCAACAAGACGAGCTTTCTGTAGACTGATGGACCGTCCTGAGCATGACGTTAAACTGCTCACTCCTGACTACGAAACAACCATGACTGCTTCCATGACTACCAAGAAAACTTCTGTGCTTACATCCAGGGGACTTGATTCTTTTAAACTTTTCCAAGCTAAAGAGTTTGTTTCAGGCTACCAAAACCTCGTCACAATTCAACCTCTCAACAAGTCCAAGACACGAGGTTGGTTCGTGCGGAAGTCAGATCTGGACACTTGTGGATGGAGTGCCACTGAAGATCAGTTTGCTAAAGATTCAGTTATCTGGAACTACAAGCAAACTTTTGGTATGGCTCCCAACACTTCAATTGAAGAAGGACTCAATTTTGTTGAGCCTCGAGTTCAAATCCTTTTACGTTCTCCCCTCATGGTTGAGGAAACCACAGGGATGAGACAAACGATTGGCACCTTTGAAGATCCAGAGGTCAAAGCCATGTTTGAAAACGACAAGATTGCATCCGACCTTGCCAACAGCAAGGGCGAGATGTACAAGCGTAAGTACAGTGTACGTACAAAGTACCTGGTGTACATCCTGACCCAGGACAACAAGCGTGCTCATAAGATCCCCATGGTGCTCACACTCAAGGGTCTGAATGGTACCGATGTCAGCGACAAGGTCAAGCTGTACGAAAAGGAAATGTCTAAGTGCCTGAGCAAAGCACTGGACTCCGAGGTACCGCTGGCATTCAACGAGAAGTTTTACGCCACCACGGTGTTTACTCCCGTCCTTGCCAACGAGATGCGTGGCGCTAACAACGTAGAGATCTGCGCCATTGAATCCTTTGACATTCCTGATTACAGTTCCCAAGAGGAAGCGGTTGCGTCATTGGGTCGTCTTTCGATTCCCGATGAAGACCGTGAATCAACTTGGAAGTACCAAGAGATGTTCAATGATTACATCAATCAACATTCTCGGCAAGATGCGCAGCGTCTTGGTGGTGCTTATGGAATCAAAGCTGGGGTTGAGATTCTTCCCGTCTCACGCATCACAGATGCAGTTGACGTGAAAGCATTGCCTGCACGCAATGAACTAACCGGAGAAGATCTTAGTCTTTGAGACGGTTCAGGATGTCATGGTCAACTTGATTACTCATCAAGTCCATTGCATCCTTTACTAATCCTTTAATTGCAACTTGACGCATCGTGGCGATCTTCGTTAGTAAGGTCGCCATTTCTTTTAGCTCACTCATTGAACTGCATTCGTTAATGGAACGTATCATCTTCTCTTGCCAGAAGGCTTCTTCTGGACCCATTTCAAATTGCAACATGGGATTCAATTGTTTCAAAGTATTATAACTACAACGTAAACTTAATTAAACCTTTCGTTTGTGTTAGGGATTCAACACATGAAACCAGAGAACAAAGCTGCTCTTACCGTCGGTGCTCAAACGGCATTGGTGACAGCCGCTGCTGCCATCCTCCTGCCTAACCCAGTCTCCTGGGCGGCTGCTATAGTGGCAACGTACCGCATGGCCAAGCGTGCTCGCATCCAATCTTTGATTGACCAAGGGCAAGCCAAGTACTGGAGGGGGTAACCACCTGGTACAACACACCAACTCAATTCAAATCAAATGCAAACACAAGTTGAGCTTAATGCAGCGCAAGCTGCAATCTATACACGCACAAATCTTTCGCGTGCCTTTCAAGACTTTGATGACACCGACATTGGTGGCATCTATTTGCGAGGCGATGATTGTCTTGTGGTGCGTCGCGATGGTAGCGAGCAAGCTTACAACAGGGAACTAATCAAGACTTCCTTTAACAACTACACCCACCGTCTTAAAGATTTCTTTTCCTATCTTGGTCCCAATTATCGTGGCCCTAGTGTATGGCACAACAATGCTTACATTCTTTTTAAGGGCTGGAACTACTCGCACGCACTCGGACACCTGAGCTCCCATGCAAAACTTCAAGCGCATTGGGTGGACAAATTTATACATGTATCAGACACCAACAAAGTCCTCCACCTCCTCCAGTCCGATCAAACGGATATTGGACATTTGGTTGCGCCAGATGGATTGCGGCTTCCGAATCGGCCCATTGACATTGACGGCGACATGGAAGCTGACGACTCCGAGCCTGTCATGGGTGAACCTTGGTGTTCGTGTGGGTCGTATCAGCGTCAGCTCAGCAACGTATCTGACTTTGCGTCCGAGATCCAAGGATTCAAACCCTGGTGCATCCACCTGACTTGGTTCAACAAGTACCGCGAGCTGCTGTGCAAGCGTACCGAAGCACGTAATGCTAGCCCCAGTGGCACACCTGAGAAGTGTGTTAGTTGGTGGTACGCCCCACCGGCTGACCACATCAGTGATGGACGCTTTGTACTGTTGTATACAAACTCAGGTGCACAAGCTCCGCTCAGTCATTGGCGTACCTACAAACCAAAGGAGATCTTCACGCAGCATGATGCATGGGATTTGTTCTTCAATATGATGGATGCATCCTATGTCCCATTCCCTGGTACTGCATTGCCCCAACTCAAATCTGCAATCAAGAAACAATGACATTTCAGATGAATGATGGCACCGTTTACTTGGGTACTCAATGTCCCAGTACAATACTTACGATTAACTCTGATCTACGCAAGTACGCAACAGAGTTAGCCAACAAACCTTTTACAAAACAAATGATGTTATCCAACGGCAAGTACGCATTGCACCTTGAGATTGATGAAGACACTTACTGGGGTCTTGTTAAACTAGGTGCGGAGATCAGAACTGATTGTGAAACCTATGCAGAAAATGTCCTCGTGGGCCTTGTTGAATCCGAACTCGATAAACAAGCTGCACATTGAATGCATTGATGAAGATGATGGATCCATGACCATCCATATCACTTGGGATGAGAACGATCCTGATCTCCAATGGTGGACCGATCTAGGTCCAGAAGGCCAAGAAACCTTTATGATTAATGCACTCCGAGAAGCTTGTGATTGCTATGTCGATTGACACCTACGGACTTTCGTCTGAACAGTACGAGGAGTTCTTTGAAAACAACATTCGTTTTGCTGCCCAGCTTTATTTGAAAACCTGCAACATCATTAGCGCCGAAGGTGCTGGTAGTGTTGATTTCAAAACAGTTCTTGACATGTATCAAGAGACTGTTTACGCAACTAACGATGATTGTCGGCGGTACCAAAAGAGCAACAACCCCGAGGCTCTCAAGGATACTGATCTACTAGGTATCTATCCTTCCAGGGAAGAGTTACTAGCTGAGATCCAATCCGTCAACGCCAAGGTCGAAGCGCTTGCTGACTACCTTGCTGAGCTGGTCAAAGTCACCACCAAGGGTCTCAACGGCATTGCTGAAAACCTGGTAGACTGATCAGGCTTATGGTTGAGCCGTCCTGGTCATGACGTAAAACTGACCACCATCTCAACACCACACCATGTTTGAATCTTTGCTTGCCGCCGTACTTCCGGTGATGAAAGACTTGCTTTGGGCAGCGGCTGGCATAGCGCTGACCTATCTCTTCAACAAGTTTCAAACTCAATTCAACTGAACCATGACCCAGATCACACAAGCTAAACTCAAAGACTTAACCGTTATCAAGCTCTACGAACACTACAATGCTCTTGAAAAATCACTGCCTTTACTTACTCCTGAGTCCCAGGAGCTGGCAAAAGCTGAGCTTGAAAGTTGTGCCCACTTACGCTCAGAAAAAATTGATCGTATCTATTACGCGATGGCGTCCCATGAGGATGCACTGGAACGCATCAAGAAAGAAGGTGACTTGATTACGCAGTCCAAGCGGCACCATGAATCCCAGTTGCGCTCGCTCAAAGGCCTGCTAAATTACTTACGTCGAGTTCTTCCATTGGACTCGAACAAAATCACAGGTCGCAATTATCAGTTCACCCTTGTCTGCAAAAAAGAACTTACCGTCGAAGTCACCACGGATCCAGAGTTTTGGCACACTCAAGAGCGAGCAGATTATTGCATTGAAGAAGAAGTCACAACAACAAAGCAAGTTGTTGTACGATCAATGTCAGGAGAAGTTCTATCCACCAGAACTGAACCTAAAACCGTCACTAAAATCCTCCCTAATCTCGATGCCATACGCAGCGCCTATCAAGAAGGTCGGCAACTTCCAA